CGGCCGCACTCAGTGTCACCGGCGCCACCTGTCGCGCATCCGCGTGGCCATCCAGGTGGCGCCGGTGACACTGAGTGCGGCCGTGGCGGTCCAGGCCTGCCCGGCACTGAGGTCGAGCGCGCCATAGAGTGCGGCGGTGCCTGCGACGGCGCCCCCCATATAGAAGGGGCCGAGTCCGAAGCGGTGCCGGTGCAGCACCTCCCACAGGTTGATGTCGTCGCGTGAATTCATCGTGATCGTCTCCTCAGCTGGCCAGGGTCTCATCGGACGGCCTCATGCCGCCCTTGCGCTTCTTGGCGGCCGCGATGTCGTCGGCGTAGTACTCGTCGATGGCCGCGATGACCGCACTGAACGACTTGCCCGCCTCCTCCAGCTGGTCGCACGCGGCGATCAGTCGCTGCACGGTGATCGGGTTGAAGCCCTTGTTGCGGATCAGGTGCGCGCGGTATTCCACGATGGCCTCGCGTGCGAAGCCGCCCAGCGTCTGCTCCAGGCCGACCATGTCGTCGCGGATCTCTGACAGCCTGTGTGGCCGGGACCCCGCCATCACTGCCCAGGCGGCTTTCATCGCCTGCGCGATCTTGCTTTCCATTGGGTTTGCGCTCCTTGTGCTCGAAGTGGTGGTGCGCGTCGGCTGCTGACCGTCTGGTCGTCGCGGCCGGGACCAGACTTTGCCGGTGCCGTCAGTGCCGGTGACGCTCTGCGGCGCGGGCGCGGCTCCTGGTTTCGGCTCAAGACTGTGGATCGACTCGAAATGCTTGTTGAGCCCGTAGGCCGACTTGTACTTCCTGCGGCAGGCGAAACAGTGGTATTGGGCGCGCCCCAGCCGCCTGCGCCTGTTCGGTACCTCGTCGACCTCTGGCAGGTCGTCAGCGGTGAAGTTCCGCTCCGCCTTCCATGCCCTGTAGTGCGCGCGCGTCCGGGTCTTCGTGACGCCGTAGGTGTACCTGGCTTCGACGTAGACGACCTGGGCGACCTTGCCCGTGCCGCGCACCGTTCCGCGCAGGACTCGGAACCACAGCGGCAGCGATGCCTTGCGCTGTTCGGCGTCTGTCTCTGTCTCCGCGACGTCGGTCGACATCACGCATCACTCCCCCGCCGCCGTGGCGGCCTGGTCTTCTTTGAACTGGCGGGCGATCGTGCGCCCCATACCAGTGTCCTTTCCGAACTTGCCGAAGAATGGTCCAACGGTCTTCCACAGGTCTGCGCCGGAGGCGTTGGCGTCCACCTTGGACAGGTATCCGCGCATCGCGTCCCCGAGCGCGCTGTAATCGCTGGGCGCCCAGCCTGCCTTGCGCATCTCCTCGGTCAGGCCGTCCAGGCTGACCGGCTCGGACGCGACCGGCTCCGGCCCGGGAATCGGACGAGGTGCCGGAGCGACCTTCTCCGCCCGTGGCTGCGGCGTCTTCTCGACCTTCTGCGCCTGCACCTCGGAACGCTCACGCAGGCGCCGGATGAACCTCAATACCAGCTCGACCGAGACGGCCAGCGACAGCGGCGGCCAGGCGGCGATCGCCTTCGCGGCCGCTGTGCTGACAACGTCGTAGTTCATGTTGGCCAGCACCGACCAGCCGATACCCGCGAGCATGGTCAGATAGGCCAGCCAGTCCTTGCGGTTGCGCATGCGCGCGTCCGCGTACATCACCAGCGAGGCCGCGAGCATGGCGCCGTCGACGGAGATCGGTGACAGGTGCGCGCGCCAGCGCGGCTCCCGGTTGGCCAGGGCCCAGTCGAACATGTGCGAGTAGGAGATCGCGACGGCGACGGCGATGACGGCGGTGAGCGCCAGCAGCACCAGCGCGACGATCGTGATCAGCTCACCCCGGCCGAGGGGGATCGTGATCGGGGTGCGGCGGGGGGCGCGCCTGAGCAGGTTCATGCTCCGAGTACCTCCCGGTTGTGGCGGAACCGCCATGTGCTGGCGTGCGTGCCGGTGGTCTCCTCGATCCGGCTCCACGAGGTACCGAGTAGGCGTTCGTGCTTGAGCACGGCCAGGCGCGTCTGCTTGAGGGCCAGAATCAGCGCATCGATGGTGACGAGCTGGGGCAGTAGCGAGGTGCCGTCTTCGATGATCGTCCCGCCAGGTGTCAGCCACAGCGGCTCGCCCTGTTCGACGATCGCTGCGATCGACGTCCGTACGTCCTGCGCCTGCATCGTTTGACCCTCCGCCTTGTGGATTTCCACATACCCTACCCCAGTATCCTCTCCGCCGCAGAGCCGGTTTCAGAATTCCTGGTGAGCAGGCCTGTCACGGCCGCGTCACGTGATCAGCGCCGAACGCCCGGCTACCCTCACGCCAAGTGACCGAGCACTGCTGACAAGGGGTGACATGGCATCCAGGACGCTCGCCCCCGCGCTACGCCGCATGCTCGGCTGGCAGCCACGCAAGAGAGAGACCAAGGGGTACAGCGGCCGCGTCGGCAGTTCCTGGCGGCAGTACGTCGTCCCCGGCCAGCCCTACGCCACCGACTGGAACACCGACCGCGCCGTCCGCGAGGGCTTCGAGGTCAACCCGTGGATCTACCGGGCCGTGCACGTCACCGCGTCCAAGATGCTCGGCTGGGACATCGTGCTGCGCCAAGGAGACCCCAAGAAAGGCAAGCCACTACCTGTCGAGGCCGACCCCACCCGCCTGTTGCACGTGTTCAACATCCAGGCCAACCCGTGGGAACGCGCCAAGGTCTTCCGCTACCGGCTCATCGCCCAGTACCTGCTGTCCAGCCGAGGCGTGTTCATCGAGGTCCGCCGCAGCCGCGCGGGACGCATCGCCATGCTCACCTTGCTCGACCCCGACCGCGTCGAGATCATCCCCACCGTCATCGGCAAGAATTCGGACGGAACCCAGCAGGTCGATCCGCTCGGCGCGTTCCGTGTCACCGTCAACGACGGCACCGGACCGTACAACGAACTCCCCCGGTTCAACCCGAAAGCCGACTTCGACGACCAGCCGGGCGCCGTGCTCTGGGTACGCAGCCCGCACCCGACTCTCATGTTCCGGGGCATGTCGCCGATGCAGGCCGCCGCCATGTCCGCTGACATGGACAAGGCCGCGCGCCTGTACAACCGGCGCTTCATGGACGGCGATGGCCGCCCCGGCGGCATCCTGCTGGTCAAAGGCCACGCCCGGGACGATCAACTGGAGCTCGTTGAGGCGCGCGTCAACGGCGGGCCCGGCTCGCAGAGCCGCCTGACCGCCCTGGAAGGCGACGACCTCCAGTTCGTCGACACCTCCGGCAGCCCCCGTGACACCCAGTGGGGCGACACGATGGATCGGATGCGCAAGGAGGTCAGCATCGCCTTCGGCGTGCCGGAGTCCGTGCTGGGCGACGCGTCCGGGCGCACGTTCGACAACGCCGACGCCGAGAAGGCGAACTGGCTGGAGGACACCGTCACCAAGCTGGCCGACCTGCTCGACGACCAGCTCGACATCCTCACCGGACCCTGGGACGACGCGCTGTTCCTGCGTCACGACTACTCCGTCGAATGGGTGCTGGGACGGCACAAGCGCGACGAGATCGACCGCGCCAGCACCGACCTGCGAGAAGGCCGGATCACGCTCAACGACTGGCGCGTCATCGCAGGCCTGGACGAGATCGACGAGCCGTGGGCCCGCGTGCTTTACCTCCCGGCCGGAACCGTGCTCGCCGGTGCCCCCGAGGACGTCGCCATCGTCGCCAAGCTGCCCATGCTCGGCAGTCCGCAGGCCGCCGACCCCGAGGCCGAGGCGCGACGCGGTGCCAGCGCGGGCAGCCGGATGGGGGTACGCGCCGCCGACAACATCAACTCCGCGAACCGGCTCCGGCTGGTCAACCAGAACGCGCGCGGTGGCGGCGGGCCGGTCGCCCTGGAGCAGCGTGACGCGCTCGCACTGACCGGCGGAGAGCTGGAGGGTAAGGAGGGCGGCGCGCGAGCAGGCGGCGACGACGCCGCTGCATGGCGATGAACTCGCCGTATTGACCGCTGACTCGTTCGTCGTTCGCGAGGCCGCCCCCGATCCCCCTCCCGGTCCTGAGCGCGACGCGATCATCACGATGAACGAGGCGGCCGCGCATGCCGCCGAGAACGCGGTCACCGGCGTGCTGGAACGGCACCTGGAACGCGTGATCGGCGTCGTGCTGCAGCGGGCCAGGGGGCCGAAGGCGCGCAAGGGAACCAAGTGGTGGGTTCCAAGTGGAACCGACTCCACATTGGAAGTGAAGGATCTCGATACCACCTACGTTGTACCGGACAAGCTGACCAACAGTCTCGCCGACGACATCCGGCCGGTCATCCTCACCATCGCCACCGACGCGGCCGCCGACACCGCGCAACGCCTCGGCGAACCCGAGGACATCGCCTCCTATGACACGCAGGAGATCGAGCGCGCCGTCGATGAGGCGATCAAGCTGATCCTCGGTATCGCCGACCGGCACATCCGTGAACTCCGGCAGGCCGTGCTCGACGCCGACAGCACCGCCGGAGATCTCGACGACCTGCTCGGCCGCATCGAGAAGGCGCATCGCAAGGGTGGCAACTGGGTGCTGATGGCCGGGCGCACCCTCGCGAACGCGCTGGCCAACGACGCCGCCTATGAACAGGCCCTGCGGCTGGGCTGCACGCACGCGCAGTGGGTCAGCAGACGTGACGGCCGTGTTCGCCCCACCCATGTGCGGGCCGACGGTCAGGTGCGCCGGATGGAGGGACGTCTGTTGAAGTTCGGTACCCGGTTCAAGGTCGGCAAGTTCAGGCTCCGGCATCCTTGTGACCCCTCTGGCCTGCCGTTGTCCTGGCCGGAGGTCGCCGGTTGCCGATGCAAACTGCTGTTCCGGCGCCCCGGCGAGAAGGCGCGCGCACTGTTCGAGGTGATCGACCGGTCGGTCCGCGATGGCAGCGCCCCCCGGCGCGCCATCGACGCACTCGCCATCGCGCTGGCCACGGCGACGGCACTGCCCGACGGCGCCGCTCATACCCCGACCCCCCAGGGGTATCCGCTCGCACCGGCCGCACCGCTGGTCACGCTTCCCGAGCCGGTCGTTGGCTACCGGCTACTGCCCGACGGCGCCGATGTCATCCCCGGCCAGCAGATAACGATGTCCAGTCAGCTCGTGCTCGGACTCGACTGGAAAGGCTCTGCCAGCGCGCTCACGCTCGCCGTGCTGGTGCCCGCCGGGACCGTGGTCGCCGCGACCGGCGGTGCGATCATCCTGTCCGGCGGAACCACACTGGAGATCCTCGGCGCCGGAGAGACCGGGGTGCGCGCGCAGGTCGTGGCCTGACATGACGAAACCCCCCGGCCACGGGGGGCACGGGGGGCGTCGTCGGCTCCACACAGCCAGCCTGTGCGCGAGGGGGGACCATCGACAAGGTTGGGCGAGTGGAGCCCTACGGTAAGTCGGCCGCCCACCAGTGTCAACGCCGCGCGTGTCGCCCCGGAACGCTGATCCGCTGCTGCGACGATGACCGGCATGGCCGATGAACACGTTGGGGGCATGGTTGCCCTGATCCCGCGCGCCTCCGATGCGGAGCAGCTCCGCGTGTCCGGCGGCGAGAAGCTGGACGAGCTCCACCTGACCCTCGCCTATCTCGGTGACGACGTCACCGACTGGACGGCGGACCAGCGCAACCACCTCACCGCCACCGCGCTGAACGTCGCGCAGTCGGCGGGTGCGCCGGTGCAGGCGCGCGTCATGGCGCACGCCGTGTTCAACCCGGATGGTCACGCTGATCGCGCTCCGTGCGCGGTCTACCTGGTCGGCGACAGCCGGGCGATCGGTCCGATGCGGGACATGATGCGCGTGGTGGTCGAGCACGTACAGGAACAGCACGAGCCGTTCATCCCGCACGTGATCGCCGGGTACGGGATACCGGTCGCCCGGCTGAAGTACACCGGGCCGATCGTGTTCGACCGGCTGCGCGTGGCGTTCGCCGGTGACACCTACGACTTCCCGCTCGGCGAGGTGGACGAGAAGTCGATCGCCGAGGAGTTCAAGGTGGACGTGACGGACGGCCTGACGACGCTGACCGAGGACGAGATCGAGTCCAAGGTCATGAGCGCGGATCCGCGTGCGGCGAAGTTGCGCGAGTACTGGGCTCGCGGCAAGGGCCGGGGCAAGTGGGACAAGTGGCGTGAGCTGCACCGGCATCTGAAGAAGTACGTGAAGAACCCGAACATCCTGGACGGGCTGACCTCGAACATCTACCGGATCGCCAAGGGTCACAACCCGCCGCGCGGCAAGAAGGATCTTCAGCTTTCCGAGGCGGAGGTGAAGGCGGCGATGGCGCTGGCGGACCCGGACGCGGACTTCGATCCGGACGCGCTCGCCGACTGGCTGGACGAGGATGACGAGCTGGACGAGGAGTTCGACGAGAACGATCCGGACCAGGTGTACGAGCGGGCTTTGATCGACGATGTCGACTGGGAGATCGACGCCGAGGGCGCGCTGGTCCGGGAGGACGAGGACGAGCCGGACGGGGAAGAACTCCCCGACAGCGCGGGTCCGGTCGATCCGGGCGTGAGTCTCTGGGATCTCGAAGCCGATTGATTGCCGCCCGAGTGGCGGCTAGTATTCGCTTGTCTGTCTTCAACGAAACACAGGGAGAACCCGGTGACCGCGACCCTGCCGGACGGTATGGAGTACAAGAACGCGATGGCGCAGAGCTGCGCCGATGCCGTCGCAGGCGTGGGAGTCTGGGGCAGCGAGTACCCCGACGAGGACGGCGTCCGCAACCACATCGTCGCCGTCACCGGCGTACGCGACGAGGTCGGCGACATCATCGTTCCCGGCGCGTTCATCAAGACGCTGCAGCGGCTGACCCCGAAGGCCTGCATCGGGCACGACTGGAACCGCGCCATCGGCGACCCCGAGGCCATCGAAGAGGTCATGCCCGGCGATCCCCGCCTGCCCCGGGAAGACCGGTTCGGTAAGCCGTGGAATCCGAGGGCCGGTGCACTGTTCGCGCGCACGCGCTACAACCTGGACAAGAAGGACGGTCGGGAGGCCTACTCCGACGCCAAGTTCTACGGCCCCCGTCTCGCCACCTCCATCGGCTACGTCGACCCCAAGGACGACAACGGCAAGCCGCTGCACTCCTACAAGAAGATCGACCCCGACACCGGCCTGATGACCCGATTCCTGCCCGAGCTGCAGCTGTTCGAGTACAGCCAGGTCCTGCACGGCGCCCACCTGCTTGCCGGAGGACTCAAGACCAGCATGCCGACGCGGCTGGAACGCAAGCAGCGCCCGGACATGGAGTTGAAGGTGCGCCTGGTACGCGACTCCTCCTACTGGGGTCTGCCGCTCGGCACCCCGATCCGGCCGGGCATGAAGCCGCAGGGCCCGAAAGCCCGTCGCCTGGTCGCCGCCGGACAGCAGGCCGACGAGACCGCCGGTGCCGTCGAGGTCGACGCGAACAACCTGCGCATCGAACCCACCGCCAAGGGCAAGCAGAAAGGCCCGACGGCGGTCGACACCGCGTACAGCTTCGTCATCGGCATGATCGATGAGGAGCTGGACCCGTTCGACGACGAGTTCACCATCGACGACGACCCGAACAACAAGATCAACAAGGGTGAGCCGTACAACCCGCTCGACATCCTGATCGCCAACGCCGTCCCCCCGGCCGAACTCGAAGAGGACCTGCGCAACGCCGACTGGGACAATGATCGGCTCGGCGACGCGGCCGAACGTCAAGGCGAGATCGATTCGTACATCGCCGACGTCACTGACGCCTACCGCGAGAAGTACAACGCCGAACTGGTCCGGCAGAACGACACTGGCGACAGTGAGGTCGCGGACGGGACCCCCAAGATCGAGGGTCAAGCCGCCGAAGTTCCCGGCGATCAGCAGTCGCAGGAGGCCGGGCCTGACGGTGTTTCCGCCAGCGACTTGACCCCAGGTTCCACTTTTATCGATCCCGATACCGGTAACACCGTCACCGTCGACGTCGCCAAGCCGAGTGACAAGTTGCCAGGGCACATGGTCGTGCAGGGCACTGACAGCGAGGGTGAGGTCTACGACGCGGTTGTGGCCACGGATACCGTGCTGCCTGCCGCGCCGCAACCGCAGAGCAGCAAGCCGACCCCGGAAGAGTGGCAGGCGGCCCAGGCGGACATGGCCGCTGCCGGACAGCCCGCCGAGGATCCGAACCGGCCGGTCGTCTCCGCTGGCACCGGCCAGCAGGCACCGGCGCAGCAGGGCCTGATCGGTTCGAAGGCCATGCACAGCGGTGACCCGGTGACCGTGCGCGCCGTCGACGGCGACACCGCGACCGTGCACAACGCCCGCACCGAGGAGGTCTACGAGGTTCCGGCCGCTGATCTGCTGACCGGCGGGGCGAGCCCTGATCAGCCGACCACGGTCAAGGTCAACGAAGCGCAGCGTGACGCGCTCGACCTCGCGTTCGGCAGCGGCGAACCGGTCGAGGTGTCCGGCGCCGAACTGGGCGCCGACGCGCTGATCGTCTCCAACATCGCCGAAGCCGTGTGGACGATCGACACGGCGATCGAGGTACTGGAGGACAACCCGGACCGGAAGCGCACGCACGGCCGTGCCCTGCGGGCGATGCGGAACAAGATCGCGAAGATGGCGAAGCCCGGCGAGCCTCTCGGCGGCGGGCGGTCAGAAGACCAGTCCGCTGCCGCAGCCGAGGGTGAGCCGATCGCGGCACCGGGCGCTGACGTCACCGCGCCCGCGACGATGGAACCCGATGTCGCAGCACCCGAGGGCGAGACCCCTGAATCCGGGATGGCCGAAGCCCCCCCCGCGCCGGTCGTACCGCCTGTCGGCGATGACGTCGGCCGTTTTCCGGACGGCACCAAGCCCAGCCCGAAGCTGATCGCCGCACTCGGCGGCGCGACCTGGGTGACCGGCATGAGGGTCTACAGCAGCGGCGGACCCCAGAAGCAGGCCGACGGCTGGATGGTGAGCGGCCACGCCAACACCCTCTACCCGCTGCACACGAAGAAAGTGGGCACCCAGGCCTTCCCCTCCACTTCGGAGAGAGGTGCGCGCACCAGCTTCCTGATCAACGAGGAAGGCGCCCGACTGCTCGCGCCCTACCTGCCCAACGGCGGGCAGCGCGACGAAGCCACCACACCGGAAGCGTTGCCGGACAACGGTGACGTCACGCCAGAACCGTCTACTGAGGCCGCTCCGGAACGGGGTCACCCAGGAAATCGTCCCGCCACCGGACTGGCTGACCTGTCCGACGCCGAGCTGGAAAGCCAGCTGGCCGACTCCCGCGCCCAGCTGCAGAAGATCCAGGACCTGGCGACCCGACTGGAAAGCACCGGCGGGGTCACCGACGCCGTACGCGCCGCCCAGGTCGCGGCCGAGAACCACAACCGCGCACTCGAACAGGAAGCCACGCGTCGTGGCACGGGGGCGCCTGGAGACGCCGCTGGCGGTCCCGTCCCGAACGACGGGGAAGCACTTCCTGCCGGAGATGGCGACGGCCTTGTCGAGGACATCGGCCAGGCCCAGACCGAGGCGATCGCCGAAGACGCCGTCATCGAGGAAACCGAGCAGATCGGCGCCAGCGAGATCGCCGACGCCGACGAGATCGTCGACGCCGGATTCGGTGTCACCGAGGCGCCTGACGGCGAGTTCGAGATCGACGACGACATCGCCGACCGGCAGGACCGCGTCGCCTCCCTGCTCGTCCAGGCCGAAGCGGGCAGCCTCGACCTGTCCCGTGACCGCGTCGGCGATGACCAGCTGCGCACCACCCGCGCCGACATCGTCGACGAGCTCCGCCTGCAGCAGCACCTCGAACGGCGTCGCACCGGCGAGCAGGCCGTCAGCCGCCAGCGCTCCGACGCCCAGGCCGCCGACGACCTGGCACCACAGGAAGGCGACAGCGAACCCGCCGCACCCGAGGAGACCGGGCCGAAACCACGTCCCGGTGTCGCTGGTGCCGCCGAAGATCTCGCCGACGCGCTCGAATCCGGCAGCGACGACCGGATCGACGCCGCGACCGACCGTTTCCGCAAGGCACTGAACCGGTCCCGGTCCGACTCGCCGATCGTCGCGGAACTGCGCGCCATGCTCGCCCCCGAATCCGGTGCCTACGACCCGGACGCCCTGCGCGACGCCGCCCAGCGCCTGCGCGAGGAGCAGCGCGCCAAGCGCAACGAGGGCGCCCGGCGGCGACGCACCGCGCGCCGGTTCGAACGCGAACGCCTGCGCTCCCTGCTCGGCCAGGTCGAAGCCGAGATGCGCAACCGCGACCTCGACTACGACCCGATCCCCGATGAGGACGGCACCGTCACCCTCGATCTCGCCGTCGCCAAGCCGGTCGTCTGGGAAACCCGCACCGAACGTGAAAGCTGGTCAGGAACCGACTTCCGTCTCGACGAACTCAACGGAACCGGCTACCAGGCCAGCATCACCTCCTACGGTGACCGGCCCAGCATCCATGGTGCGCGGACGCCCACCTATGCGTGGACCGTCGTCGCCGACGACGGCGTTGTGCTGGCAACCGGCTCCGGCGCGGCCCCGGACGTCGACAGCGCCCAGACCACCATCGAGATCGCGCTGGACACCCAGCGACGCCTCGGCCTGATCCCCGCCGACGCGCAGATCCCGCAGGGCGCCGTGTCCGAAGACACCTCCGCCACTCCGCACGCCGACATCGTCGACGCCGTGCAGCGCATGCAGCGCAAGATCGACGAGGGTCGCGAGTACAACCCGATCACCGGCCGTCCGGACCCGCTCAACCAGAACCTCCCCGCACTGCCCGTAGTCGCACCGATCTACATCGACGCCGACCAGGCCCGCAAATACCTGGAAAGCAGGGGTGCCACCGATCGTCACGGCAGCAAGCTGGTCGAGTCGTACCGCTGGGACACCGCGAAGCTCACCCCGGGCGCCGGTTTGGCCGTGGTCGACGACCTGAAAGGCCAGCCGCAGATCGTGCACACCCGCAGCGGCGCCACGTTCGGCGTGATCGGCACCGACCTGGGCAAACTGTCCCGCGCCGACTTGTTGCGGTACGCCACGATCGCCGAGGCCACTCGTGACGCCGACGGCAACCTGGTCGACTGGCGGCAGGACGGCCGCGACCTGGCCGCCGACATCAACGGACGGCGATACCCGGCGGCCACGAACAACGGCCACAGAGGATTGCAGGAGGTCGCGCTCGACCGGCTGACCCGCGAGAAGATCGCCGCCGGGGCGTTCACCCACCCGCTCGTGCTGCGCGGGCACGAGATGATCGACGGCGTCACCAACCCGACACGGCGCGAGTTCGTGAACGACCAGCACCGCGCACTAGGGCAGATCATCAACGCGCGGTCCGGCAGGGTCGCCCCCGCCGACAAGAAAACCTTGGACACGGCCAAGGGCGCGCGCGTGCTCGCCGCCATGGGCGCCCCGGACGCGGCCGCAGCGCTGCTCACCCGCCGGGCCGCCGAGCTCGATGAGCAGTTCGAGGGTGACGCGCCCAGTCACGGCTCCGCGCTACTGCGGTCGCTGGCCACCGGCTACCTCGGCATGTTCTCGCCGGTGCGCTCGCACGGCGAACGTGTCGGCGACATGAAGGTCGGCGAACGGCTGTTCCTGGAAGAGCGCTCCGCCGACGGTGGCAAGCCGCAGCTGCGTAGTTTCCGGGCGCTCGCACCGGCGCGCCGCGACCCCCGGGGCGGGCCGTCTGACCTGATCACGCCGGTGATCGACGAGAAGACCGGCGAGCAGAAGTTCCTGCACACCGATGTCGGCCAGTTCCGCGTTGAGGACACCGAGGAACGCGCCTACGGCTATAGCCCGCTCGGTGGTGGCCGGTCGCACGGCAACTACGCCGTGGTCGGACCGGGCGAGGAGATGCCCGAGACCGTTGATGATCTGGCATCGCGGGCGTTCGACGACGTCGCCGCCATCCCTCAGGACGTGCTCGACGCGGCAGCCGAAGCACTGCCCGAATCCAGGAGGGAGACCACCGTGCGCCGCGCGGCCGCCGAGGAGGGCCGCCGGGCACCTCGTCGCGGCACCCCGCGTGCGCCCAAGCGGACCGCTGAGCCTCTTGCCGCACCTGAGCCGGTGCGCAACGAGCAGCAGCTTGCCGAAGCCCAGGGCAGGACACTGGGGGCGTTCCTGGGCATGCCGTTCGAGTACGGCGACACCCCCACGAACGGATTCGGCAGCATCGAAGCGGCCCGCGAACACCTGGTCGCACTGGAGAACGGACCGGAACCCCGGTCGGCCAGTTCGGCGCGCGCGGTCATCAAGTTCATCGACGACGGGGAGATGACGCTGTCCCCTGGTGGCATGTTCGCGGTGCACAAGAAGACCGGCTTGGTGACCCACCTGCCGTCGAGTCAGCGCGTGTGGCCGCCGCCCCCCAGTTCCAGGGCCTCGTTCGAGGACTACGTGCAGGCGGGCGGGCTGGCCAACCAGTCGATCGGCCTGCGAGTGGCGCGCGCCCTGGAATCCGGGGTATTCGACGGCGAGCAGATCGACTGGTCCGGCGACGGCATGACAGCGGTCACGCAGACCAATGCGATCGGCAAGCGCAACGGCGGATCCCACCCACTGCGGACCGCGCAGCGTGCCGCGTTCCTGGACGGCGTGCTCGGCACCTCGAAGAAGCCGCTGGCCGCCGACGCGACCATGTTCACCGGCGCGGCTGACGGCGCGCTCGACTTCGACGCGCCCAACGCGGAGGCCTTCGACAACCCCGTGGACAAGGTCGTCGACTACGAGGGCAAGAACGGCTACACCGCCGACAGCAAGGCCGGGGAGACCACGGCGAAGCGGGTGGCGGTCGAGCTGCGGCTGGTGCAGCCGCTGGCGAAGGCCGCGCCGCTGGACGCGGTGCGCAGGCTGACCCGGTTGGCCGACGAGCTGGACGGCAAGACGGTCACCATGCGGGCGACCCGCCGGGACAGTTCGGGCGATCAGACGCTGACGCTGACACCGTCCGACGATCTGCGCGCGATGGCGTCGACGATCACGGATGTGTACGACCCGAAGAAGATCAGCACGTCGGCGCTGTTCCGGCAGGCCGGGATGGTCGGCCAGGTCGAGCTGAACAAGCCGAAGATCAGCTCTGGCCGCACCTGGGAGGACCCGAACGGCGTCGTCGCGCGGCAGGTCGAACAGCAGATCACGGACGCGGGCGGCCTGCGGTTCTACCGTGACGAGAACGGCATGCTGCATGCCACGTTCGCCGGTGTCGACATCGCTGACGGGCAGCACAACGGGCGCACCTTCGACGGCGACTCGATCGCCCTGAACGGGTCGATCAAGCTCGGCCCGGACGGCAGGCTGACCGTGTCCTACAGTCGGGGCAACCGGTTGATGATCATCGATGCGAGTCCGCGTTCGTGGACGTTCACTTCGGATGTCCCGGACGATGGGGACACCGACGGGGACAGCAACGGCTCCGAAACCGAGTCTCCGCAGGCAGGAGCAGGCAGGGAAAGGGACAGCGGAGAGGACGCCGGGACGGATCCGCAGAACGAAACAGGGGCGCCGGAGCAGGCGGACGATCCGGCCGTGATCGCGGAGAACCGGATCAGGGAGCTGTACGCGGAGATCGCGGACGGCCCGCAGGACTTCGTCCGGATCGCGCGCATCCGGGCGCGCCTGGGCGACATGGACAAAGCGACCGTGGACGCGGCGCTGCTGGCGATGATGGAAACCGGCCTGGTGCATCTCGCGCCCGAATCCAATACCAAGGTGCTCACCGACGAGGACCGGGCCGGGGCATTGCGGGTGGGAAGCGAGGACATGCACCTCATCGCAATCGAAGAAGAATAGCCGAGAATTAAGCGGCTAACGCATTTTGGGAATACGACACGCCGGGCGGATCCCATTCCGCCCGGCTTTGTCGATCTACCCTCCCATCAGCGCGCTTGGTGCTGACCGGCGCTACACCACCCCGTCGGTAACAACTGGGAGGGATCGACCCCCATGAGTGGCACCATCACGCTCGACAAGAAGAGCCTGCGTCAGACCCTCGCCACCAAGTCGGCCGAGATCGACGCGTTCACCAAGAACGGCATCAAGGACGAGAGCGGCAACGGCGACCTCGTCGTCTCCGTCGAGGACGCTCGCACCTTCCGCAAGCTCATGAACGAGTGCAAGGAACTGCGGGGCCTGCTCGCCGACCTCGAAGGCCACGCCGAGATCAAGGCCTACCTCGACGACCCCGGCAGCGCCCCCCTGGCCGCCCAGCAGGGCGCCGCCCAGCTCGTCGCCCCCCGCCAGTACAAGAGCGTCGGCGAGCGGTTCGTCGAATCCAAGGCGTTCAAGGAGCGCGCCACCAACGGCATCATGTCCGACTCCTTCCTGGTCGACGAGGACCTCACCTCGCTGGAGAAGAAGGACATCTACACCGCCGCCGGTGGCACGCTCACCCGGTTCTCGTTCGGCCGCGTCGAGCAGGAGCCGATCGTCCCGCGCCCGTACCGCACGGACCGTGTGCGCGATCTGTTCCCGGTCGCCAACACCAACGCCAACCTGATCGAATACCTGCGCGTGCTCGGCTACCTGGACGGCGAGAACAACGCCCGCACCGTGCCGGAGCGTGAGACGGATTCGCCGACCTCGGTTTTCGGCCTGAAGCCGCACACGCGGCTCAAGCTCGCCCCCGCGCAGGCGCCCATCCGCACGATCGCCCACTACGAACTCGCCCACCGCAACACCCTCGACGACGAACCGCAGCTGCGCTCGATCATCGACACCGAGCTGCTCTACGGCCTGCGGCTCGTCGAGGACGACCAGGTCCTCAACGGCGACGGCACCGGCGAGAACCTGCTCGGCATCATGCGCACGCCGGGCATCCAGCTCTACCCCGGCCCGGGCTTGGGCTACGGCCAGGCTGGTACGCCGGTCAAGGAGAACGACACCAAGGTCGACGCCGTCCGGCGTGCCGCGACCCGCGTCATGCTCGCCTACTTCTCTCCGACCGGCGTGGTCCTCCACCCGTTCGACTGGGAGGAGATGGAGCTCACCAAGGACAAGAACCTCAACTACATCCTCGCGATCAACGTCGCGATCGGTGCCGAGAAGAGGATCTGGCAGATGCCGGTCGTCGCCACCCCGGCGATGAACCAGGGATCCTCGCTGATCGGCGCGTTCGGCCTGGGCGCGAAGATCTACGACCGCCAGCAGTCCAACATCAGGGTCGCCGAGCAGCACGACGACCTGTTCATCCGCAACGCGATCGCGATCCTGGCGGAGCAGCGGATCGGCTTGACCGTCTCCCGCCCGGAGTCGTTCGTCAAGGTGGACCTGACCACCGCCTACGACAACACCCCGTGATCGGTTAGCCGAACGCGACGAAGCCCCGCCGGACCTTCCGCCCGGCGGGGCTTCGTGCTGTCGGGGTCAGGCATCCACGTTGGCGTTGAACCAGTCCTTGCCGTTCTCGGTGAACTGGCCACGGGCGTTGATGAGGCCGCGCCGTTGCAGCGCGTTCTGGGTGCCGATGCGCACGTAGTTGGATCTGCCGAAGTCTTTGGCCATGCACACGTTGAGTTCGCCGTCCACGTCCACTTCGGCGTTGCGCATCGCCTTGTCCATGGCCGGGGGGAGCTTGTTCGTCTTCATGAGTTTAGAATAGCCGTTAGATTGACGGCTGTCAAAAGCCCCGCCGGGCGGAAGGTCCGGCGGGGCTTCGTGCTGTGTCAGGGGTTCTTCAAGGTGACCTTGGCGGGCACCTCGCCGTTACCGAACACGGCGCCGTCGGCGACCATGTTGTGCACGTACTCCTTGATGTCGGCGCGGATCTCCCGGCCCCCCTCGATCCCGAACGTGGTGGTCCAGTCGGCGGGATCCTCGATCTCGATCTCAAGGTGAACAACGACCTTCATGACGTGGCCTTTCCACAAAGGAGCTCGGTGTAGCGGCCCCAAGCCTGCTTCTCGTCGTCTGCCAGGGGCGTGCCGTCCGTGTTGATCAACTTGGCCCCCGGACGAGACGCGAACCTGCGCATGATCCCGACCGTCGCCACTGCATCCTCCTGGGGCATTCCGGCAGCGATCTCACGTTCAAACCTGGCCTGTTCGTAGGCGGTGATCTCGGCCGTTTCGGCGTTCGTCCGGTTGTTCTCGTCGACGGCGACGAGGTCGTGCCATGTGCTCATCAGCTGGTCCGCTGACCACGCCTGGGCACCCTGCTCACCTTCACGCTGGATCCACACCTGCGTCAGGTGGGGCGCGTTCGCAGCGGGGGTGGTTCCCAGGACGCGGCGGATAAGGCCGGTCCGAGTGTCCTTCAGGCGCAGCACGAGGTCAGGACCGAAGTCGCATCCGCCCTCGTGGCACCCCTGCTTCTCGGTCCTGCCGTGCCCACACTCTGGCGGGCAGTCGATGTTCTCCTTTTCGGCAGCGTCGACGAGTGCGGTGGTGATGAGTCCCGCGTGGATGTGACTCCAGGTCAGGTTGTTCTCCTGGCACACGCGTTCCTGGGCGGCACCGGCCGAGGACGCCGTCACAGTCCACATGCGCTCGGCGGGGTGGTCGAGGGTGGGGGCGCACGTGACGCGGTATTCGGCCAGCGCGCGCTCCGCCTGCGCGTAGACGGCTTCCTCGTCGAAGTCCGGAATGTCGAGCCGGTCCTTCGCGATCTCCAGCGCCTCGGCGTGGTCGAGCTCGACCTGCACCAGCAGCGCCTCGGCGTGCGCCGTCTCAACGCGCTTGGCCATGATCCGGGCGCAGGTGCCGCACATCCGCTTCCAGGCGGCCTCACCGTCACGGACGGTGGCGTGCATCGTCTTGCCGCACAGTGCGTTGCGGCCGTAGGTCCAGTCCTCGGCGTAGTGCAGGGCCGTGCCGAAGCTGACGTCGCTCTGCTTGACGATGTTGAGGCGCATGATTGGCTCCCTGTCTCGAACGTGATAGGTGAAGACTAGCCTTAGATGTGGCGGCTAGTCAAATCACCGCGCGTCGTCACCACCCGAACAGCGGCAAGCCTTTACCCTGACCTGCGTGGACTACTCCGGAGCCATCCATTTCGTCGCCAGCGGAAAACGCGCCCGGCGCCCCTCCTGGCCGGTCGGCGCGTTCCTGATCCTCGTACCCGGCTCCACCATCACCGTGGACGCTGACCGGCCACTCGGACAGGCCGCGCCCGAACTGGTCGGCCAGCGGGTGCGCTACAGATCGCACGTCGACTACTTCGAGAACGGCGAACTGGAACCCTGGCAGTCCGAGAACGACGACCGGAACGCACGCGACTGGGAGATCATCTGATGGCCACCAACACCGAAGCCGCCGCCCTCAAGGCCAGGCGTGCCGCCGCCCGCACTGCCGGGGACGGGCCGCCGGTCACGCCTGTCGCCGTCGGCAAAGACGAGCCCGCCCGGCGCGAGAAGCTGCTGTTCCACCCCGACGAACCCCGCGCGGTCGCCGAGGCCACCGGCTCCCTGTACGGCACCGGGGCGGGCGAGGCCATGCCCGGATTCACCATCGCCGAAGCCGACGCCTACGAGACGTTCACCCCCGACCGGTGCACCACGCCCGTCACCCGCGCCAGGTGGACCAAGGGCCAGCACGTACCCACCGAGGTCTACGAGGCGTATCTGGCCGCACAGGGGGAGAAGGCTCCGGAGCGCGTCGCCGACGGCGCGGCGAGCTGACCACCCGTTCCACACATGCGACGATCACCCGCGTGGAGGCAGCGGAGTACCACACCGACGCCGAACTGGGCGGGGCCTGGTCGGCGGTCGTGCAACGCCTCGCCGACAACGGCGGGGTCGCACTCATGCTCTCCGAACCGTGCACGCTCGACCTGTGGCGCACCAGTCAGGACCCTGTCACCGCCACGCCGACGCTGAGCGTCAACGCCGTCATCGCCGACAACGGCAAGTCCGCGCGCCTGCACATCACACCCGAACAGCTCGCCACGCTCGGCGTCGGCAGGTTCGAGCACCGGCTCGTCATCAGCGACGCCGTCATCGGGCCGCAGGTGATGGCACGCGGCTGGTTCACCGTCCGGGGCCGGGTGAGCGACCTGTGACCGGAATGCTGCACGGCCTGCCCCCACTGTTCCCGCAGCGCGTGGTCCGCGAGGTCGTGCCCCGTCGCCGCCGCGTCGTCATCGAGCTGTACACCGAAGAGGAGGGGCGCGTGCTCCACATCGTCGAGAACGGCGTCGCCCCGGTCAGCCTGCGCGCGTTCGCCGAGACCGCCGCGATCACCGGCGCGGGCAACGTGTTCGCCTGCGGCACCAGCGGCACGTGGACGCTCACACCGGCCGCCTGGCGCCTGTCCGGCAAGGCCTCCCCCGGCGACGTGGTCGAGTGGTCACCGAACCTGCAGCTGCAGGGCGGGCCCGCCGCGTTCGACCTCGCCTCGGTCGTCGATGGCGTGGCGGTGCGCTGGAAGTCCAGCGGTACGGACACCCCCGCCGCGCTCGGCTCGATGTACGCGCAGGGCGACTACGGCACCGCCCGGCTGCCCGTCCTGCCCTGGCGGGTGAACGCCGCAGACATCGACGACGACGGCAGGATCACACTCGTGCTCGGCTATCGCGCCGGTGGCGACATGAGCCTGGGGCACGTCAGCGGCGTCTCCCGCATCTCACTGTCCAACTTCGGGCCCGTCGACGCGTGAGGTGACCTCGTGACCCTGCCGAACACGCCTACCCGCACGGCGCTGCGCGCCGAGGTCGACGCCGCGTTCGCCGATGTCGGCGATCGTCTCGACGACCTGGAGGCCGGAAGCGCGCACACGCACACCGCGTCCCAGATCACCGACTTCGACCAGGCCGCCGACGCCCGCGCCCAACTCAAGATCGATGCGCTGGTAGCGGGGGCGCCGGGCGCGCTGAACACCCTTGACGAGATCGCGGCCGCTCTCGGTGACGACGGGAACTTCGCGGCCACCATCACCAACGCGCTGACCGCGCTCACCACGGCGGTGAACACCAAGCAGGACGCGCACGCCAACCTGACCGGCGTGTCCAGTGTCGGCACCGTCAACGAGATGATCGTCTTCCGCTACGGCGGGGCCTGGGTACGCCGCACGCTCGCCGAGTTCACGGCGATGCTCGGCATCACCGGGGGCGCTGGCGTGTCCGAGCCGCTGTTCGACATCGAGGCCAACGGCGCGATCGCCGACGGCACCACCGACAACTACACGGCGATCCTGGCCACCTGGAACGCGCTGCGGACGTATGCGAAGACCGGCAGCCTGTACGGCCCGTCGATCGGCACCTACCGGTGTGTGCTCACGCCGGAGCGTGTGCAGGTGTGGCCGGACAAGCAGTTCGCGGCGTTCCCGATCCCGATGGTGCCGCGCACCGAGACCAACCCGAAGCACACGTTCGGCATCCGTGGCGTCGGCAACGCCTACAACGTGCGCACCGCGAACCTGGGCGGTGACTCCGCCCAGGTCAACTCCGCCACGGTCTTCTTCTTCGACTACGATCCGGCCGATTTCGCCTGGGACGCCACGGACGGGCATCCGTCCATCTTCGGTGCCCCTGACGCCGACGCGACCGACCCCGTCGGCAACACCTTCTCGAACCTGGGTTTCACGGTCCGCGACGTCATCTTCCGCAGCCCGGACAATCCCAGTCTGTGCGTGCTGAACCTGGAGCAGGTGAGCACATGCCTGCTGGACAGCGTCCGGTTCGACGTCGAGACCGTGCTGGACTTCCTGCCGGAGCCGACCCGCCCGACCGGGTGCGCGCTGCTGTTGCCGCGCAGCAACAACAACGTGGCGATCGACGTCAACCGGCTGGTCGTCGAGGGCTACTACGCGGGCATCCCGCTGACCGAGCATCTGATGCTGACCACGGCGATCGTGCTGGCGTGCAAGATCGGCGTGTTCACCCGCCGCCCGTGCTCGCACATCGGTGTCGTGAGTGGACAGCTGAAGATCGAACAGTGTCCGTGGGGTTTCGCCGGGTACGCGCCGGACGGTGTCGGCCCGAACCTGGGTGTGGTCGATTTCAGGGGCGGCGTCTTCCGGATCAACGCCGTCGACTTCGAGCACTACGGCTACGACGGCGATCCCGCCCGCGCCTGGCGTTATACCCCCAACGGGTATGCGAACGTGCTGGACCGCAACAACAACTTCATCGGCACCGTCGCGGCCATGTACGTGATCAACTCAGAGAACCCGCCGGTCGGCACCACCAACAACGCGACGATCTACGTGCGCGGCAACTCCGGCGTCAACTCGCCGATCGCGGCGTACCGCATCCACGATCACACCGTGGCGATGACCCGCGTGCTGGGCGGAGTGCCGTCCAACCCGCCGCTTGCGCCCCCGAACGCGCCCACCATCGGCGTCGCGACCGCCGGTGTCGAGTCCGTGCAGATCACGTTCACCCCGGCCGGTGCCGGTGAGCCCGCCGACGACTACACCGCGACCGCCTACAACGGATCGAACGTGGCCGTGGGCACGAACGACGGCGCGACCAGCCCGATCACCGTGTCCGGGCTGGTCGCCGGGGTCGCGGTGACCGTCAAGGTCAAGGCGAACAACATTATCGGCAGCTCGGCCGAGTCCGCCGCGTCGAACTCCGTCACCCCGACCGCACCGGCCGGTCTGCCCGCCGACAACTTCGACGGCGCCGACACGGGCAGCCTCGGCACCTCCAGCTCCGGCCACGCATGGCTGGGCGATCCGGCCGGGACATGGGAGCGCAAGAGCAACAAGGCGGAGGCGAACACCACCGGTACCGCGTGGAACCCCGCGTGGCTCGCGGTCGGCCAGAACGACTACCGGGTGCGGGCCGAGACCCCGCACGACCCCGGTGAGTGGGGCCTGTGTGCTCGCGTGGTCGACGACCAGAACTTCTACTACCTCGACTACCAGTACGACAGTGCCGCCAGCGGCATCGTCACCCTGTACAAGCGGGTGGGCGGATCGCTGACACAGATGGCGAGCGAGACGGTCGCCGGTCTCACCGCAGGCGTGACGATGCGCCTGCAGCTGCTGGTGAATGGGGATCAGATCACCGCGTACGCCAACCGGGCGGTGGACGCGGACAACGTGATCGGGGCGCCGGTCACCGACGCGACGTTCGCCGCCGGTGGCGGTGCGGGCATCGTGTCGCTGGTGGTCACGACCCCGCACGTGACGATCGACAACTTCGAGGTGTTGGCGCCGTGACGATCCTGACGCTGAAGGACCTCAACCACTTCATGAACAGTCCGAGGTGGACGACCGAGCAGGAGATGACGATCACCCGGATCATCGCAGGGGTCGAAAGCAGCCTGGAGGGTAGCCTGTCCGGCGCGTACATCACACCCAGGCAGATGTTCGAGGTCGCGCCGATCCTGCGCAGCGGACTGCTCGCCACCCGGCAGCCGGTTGCCTCCGTACAGGAGATCGACGGCGTCACCGTCGACGAGACCCATCCACTCGCTTCGCCGTGGATTCTCACCGAACACCGTCTGCGCCGCACTGACACTCTCACCCCGCCGTCCGGTCTGCTGACCCTGCCGAGCCTGTCGAGCGCCTGGGGCACCGGCAACCTGCCCAGTGTCGAGAACGTCGGGCAGGCCACCGTGAAGTACATGGGCGGCTGGGGTGACGACCCGGCGCTCGCGCTCGCGATGCTCAACAAGTGCGCGGCGATCACCAACAACCGTTACAGCGACGCCATCGTCGTCAACGGCACCGACAGTGAGAACGCGCCCCGGCCGCAGCGTGAGACGTGGTCGAAGGACGAACTGGAACCGCTGGGGATCTACCGCAACATCGGGGCGAAACGCTGATGTCCGCGCGCACCGAATTCAAGGTCAGCTACGACAGGGCGATCTTCAGTCGTGCCCGGCGCAAGCTGGCCGACATGTCCTTGCGCGCGCAGAACGTCGCGCCCGCCTGGGATGTGTTCCTGGACTGGTTCACCGACGGCAACCGCAAGCAGTTCGGCAGCCAGGGCAGGTACTGGCGCACCCCCTGGCGGGAACTGAAGCCGCGTACGGTCGCGCAGAAACGCCGCGACGGCTGGACCGGCGACATCCTGGTGCGTGAAGGTGAGCTGCGCCGCGCCGTGTCGGATCGGCCGATGCAGCTCGAACGCCTTGGCGCGCACGACATGTCCGCCGGGACCAGGCTGCACTACGCGGGATACCACCATCGCGGTGCGCCCCGGGCGAACATCCCTCGGCGTCCACTGTGGAACGCGCGCGCGATCACGGAAGGCGGTGCTGCCACTTCGGCGGTCAAGTCGTGGATCGTCAGCGGCACGCCCCGCGTCAGCGAACGCAAGGCGAGGTGAGCGCGTGCGCGGAGCCGACGGTGTCCGGGATCAGCTGACAGAGCTGTTCGCGAGCGACATGCCGCGCCGGATCGAACTCCTGCGGGTGGCGCGTGGCTGGGGTGCCGAGACGATGCCGGACGTGGACGTGTTCCTGTCCGGCGACGTGCCGGACTCGGAGCTGAGTTCCGCCAAGGGGCACAGGGTGTGGCTGGTGGTGGTCAACCCGCGTCTCATCCGGATAGTCGCCACCGGCGACTTCTCCTCCGCCGGTGACGCCGAGTACCACAGCACCTACTCGTGCCGTGTGTTCATCCGTACCAAGGGTGAGGACTGGCAGCTGTCCGAGCAGGCACGCGACCACATCGCCGAGGCCGCCCGCGCGACCCTGCTGCAGTACCCGTCGCTGTCCACCACGCCCGGCGAGACCGGCTACCGGCTGGTGCAGGCCACCTACAACGAGGATTACGGCCTCCCGGCCCGCGTGGCGAACAACCAGGGCGCGTGGGCGGCGGCCATCCTGACCGTGGATGTGCTCGCCGAGGAGTGCGTGGACGACGGCTCGACGCTGCCGTCGGTGGGTGAGGCGCAGGAAGTGGACGTCGCCACCCTTGCGGTAGGTGCGACCGAACCGATGAACGGAGAGACATGACGCGGGCGAAGAAGCAGACGTTGTTCAACCCGAACCCCACTCCGATGGTGTTCGACGGCGAGGGACGGGTGGTCGCCGGTGGCGAGCGGGTAGAGGTCGACAGGGTCGGCGAGGTGGCCCAGGAGGCGATCGATCACGGCCTGCTCGTGCTGGAGAAGGCCGACAAGGAAGACCTGCCCGAGCATGCGATGGTTCCGGCGGACGACGAGGCTTCCACGGTCAAGGCATCCGGCGCGTCCGCGCCGAAGAAGCCCGCCTGAGGTGCCATGATTCGATCAGCGCGCGGCGCGCGTCGCAAACCATTAATGCTAGCCGGAGAACCACCGGCAAGGCAACCCGAAGAAGGGACCTCCCATGCCGGGTGTGAACGTCACCGTCGGTGCCGTGTCCGGTCCGAGCGCGCCGACGCTCGCGCCCTCCAGCAAATACTTCGCCGTCGGGCTGGCCGAACGTGGCCTTACCACCGAGCCGACGCGCGTCACCTCGTTCGCGCAGTTCCAGGAACTGTTCGGCGCGCGTACCACCTACAGCGCGCTGTGGGACGACATCAGGACGTTCTTCGAGGAAGGCGGCACCGAGGCCTACGCCGTACGCGTCGTCGGCCCCGCCGCCACCACCGGCACTCTGACCGGCGGACTCCAGGACCAGCAGGGCACCCCCGCGACCACGCTCAACGTCGCCGCCCGCAGCGCCGGGGCCTGGTCGTCCGGTCTCACCATCCAGGTCATGGCGGGCCCCACTGCCGCGACCTATCGGCTGGTCGTGCGCCTCGGTGGCGTGGTCGTGCACGACTGGACCAACCTGCGCGACCCCGAAGAAGCGGTCAGCCGGTCCAGCACCAGCCCGTACGTCAAGATCACCAACGCCGGTTCGCCCGCTGTCGCCCCCCAGAACAACCCGGCCGTCGCCGCAGCCACTGCGCTGGGCGCCGGAACAGACGACCGGGCCAGCGTCACCGCCACCCACTACGTGAACGCGCTCGCGTTGTTCACCACCGAACTCGGTGACGGCGCCGTCGCCATCCCTGGCATCGGCACCACCGTGCACGCCGGACTGATCGCGCACGCCGACGCCAGCAACCGGATCGCCCTGCTGGCCGCCGCGAGCACCACCGACAAGGCCACCCTGATCTCCACCGCCGCCGCGCTGGACGCCAAGCGCGCGGGCCTGTTCGCCCCGTGGATCAAGATTCCCGACGAGTACGGCGGTGGCGGCACCCGCACCATCAGCCCTGAGGGCTACGTCGCGGCCGCCCGCGCCCGCGCCCACGCCGAAGGGCCGTGGCGCGCACCCGCCGGGGACATGTCGACCGCGCGCTACGTGGTCGGCCCGGCCACCGTGTTCACCGGTGTCGACGGCAACGACCTCGACTCCGCGAAGGTCAACGTCATCCGCACGATCAGCCGCACCACCCGCCTGTACGGCTGGGTGTCGCTGGCGGCTGATCGCGACAACTGGGGCTTCCTCACCGGCGCCGACACGGTCAACCGCGTCGTCACCGAGGCATACAGGCAGCTGGAGCCGTACCTGTTCGGCGTGATCGACGCACGTGGGCACCTGCTCGGAAAGATCGCGGGAACCCTGGAAGGCATCGTCGCGCCGATGGCGGACCGCAACGGCCTGTACGCACGCCTCAACCCCGCCGATCCGACAGGGCCGCCGCTGGACCCCGGCTACCGGGTGCGTGTACTCGACATCAACCCGGTCGAGGTGGCCGCGCAAAACAAGGTCCTCGCCGAGCTCGGCATCCGGGTGAGCCCTACCGCCGCGATCGTGCAACTCACCGTCACCAAGGCCGCCGTGACGGCCGCGCTGTGAAAGGGGCAGTTCGGCCATGAAGTCAGCACAGAGGCAGTTCCTGTGGACTGTGGACGGGATCAGCGGTCCGTTCGCGCAGAAGACCGGCGGCGAGGTGACCGCCGACGCGACCAAGGTCTGGGACGGCGGCGCGACCAAGGCAGAGGTGATCGCCGCACCGCCCGAGGTAGGCGACCTCACGCTCACCCGACCGTACGATCCCGAGCGCGACCAGCCGATCCTCGACCGGCTGATCTCCCTGGTCGGCCAGTTCCGCACAACCGTGTCCGGCCAGCCACTGGGCAGCGATATGCGCGTCGCCCGAGGCGTGAAGCCCCGCGTGTATCCGGAGGCGCTGCTGATCGGCGTGCGTGAACCGGAATCCGATGCGGAGAGCGGCGACAAGGCCGACTACGAGCTGACCTTCGCCGTCGGCGGCATCGCCTGATTTCATCGCCCTACCTGCCGCGACAGGTTCGGGCTGAGTGCGCGGGGTTCTATCCCGGTCCCCGCGTGCTCGGCCCGTTCCTGTCGCGGTGATCCACCAAAACCGGGAGGACACGAGAATGACAACCGATTTCGACGGCTCCAGCGGGGGCACGCAGGCGCCCAGCGCCCTCATTCCCGGCGCCAAGGACACCGGCTTCAGCACGCTCAGCCTGCTCAAGCAGACCGTCGCCGACCGGATCGAGATCGAGCCGGTCACGGTGACCGTGCCCGGCGGCCGTATCCGGCTGACCTGTCACACCGACATTCCCGAGAAGGACCTGCGCAGGTGGCAGAAGGCCTCACTCCCGCGCGAGATGCGCCGGGGGCGGGAGGCGCAGAACGCCACCCCGCTCGACTCCAGCCAGCTCGTGCTCGCGGTCGCCGTACTGGTCTACAGCACGATCACCATCGAGGTCCTGGGCAAGGGCGACGAGTGGATGGTCGTCGAGCATGACGGCGTGCCGCTGTCGCTCGATCACGATGCGGTACTGAGCGCGTTCAACGCGCTCGACACGACCTCTGCGCTCGTTACGATCTTCGGCCGGGAATCCGACATCATCCAGGCCAGTCAGGAAGTCCTGGCCGCGTCCGGCTGGACCGGCGAGAACGGCGGCCGTGACGAGGGCGACCCTCAGTAAGCGGCGGTCTGCTCGCCCAGCGCGCCCGCGAGAAGATCGATACCTACTCCCACGATGAACGTCTCATCCAGGTCGCCCGCTACGCCTACAACTTCCATGTCGACGTGGTAGCGATCCTGGCCGACGAGGACGAGGAGAACCTGCTGGTCCGGTTGGCGGCGGGGCAGGTGTTCGAACGCGACGAGAAGGCCCGTGAAGAGCAGAGCCGCCGCAGTATGAAAAAGTAGCTTCTCGTAGGATCGCGACGCGAGTCGCAGGGGTCTCCGCGCAGTCGGGGCGCGGAGGGACACGAACGGCCGGTGGTCTCCAGCACCGGCCGTTTCTCATGCCTGGCGAGCCTCCCTGTCCCTGATTGCGGCACGTGCGACGATCACCAGCGTCAGCAGGTCGACGGGGAGGTGAGCGCGTGGCCGGGGACGACGAGATCGAGATCACCGCGACACTGCGAGACGCGATCTCCGCCGCCATCACCCCCATGGATCGGCGTCTCGCCCAGCTCGAAGAACGCTTCGACAGTCTCGGCCACGCGGCGAAGAAGGCCGGTGCCGAGACCGAGGCGGGCCTGGGCAAGGCGGAGGAGGCCACGGAAGACCTGGGCAAGGCCGCTCGCCGGGCGATACCGCCGGTGCGCGAGCTCGGTGACGAGACCCTGAAGGCCGGGGCCAAGGCCCGCGCCGGATCCCCTGGTCTGGACGCGTTCGCCCGCAAGGCCGACAGGGTCGGTATGTCGTCCAAGCGTTCCGGTCAGATGATCGTCAACTCGTTCAAGTTCGCCGGGGTGATCACGGGCGTGTTCGCGCTCGCCGGTGGCGTCTCCGCGCTCGGCGCCGGTGGCGCGATCGCCGTGGGCGGGCTGGCTCCGCTGGTCGGCGTGCTCGGCCTGGTGCCACCGCTGCTGCTGGCCGCGAAGCTCGGCATGTGGGCGTTCAAGCTGGCTGCCGAAGAGGTCGAACAGCCGGTGACCCGGATCAAGAACCAGTTCGCGCAGCTCGGCGGACAGATCGCAGCCGGAGGCCTGGGGGCAGGCCTGGACTACCTCGCCGACTCGCTGGGGGATCTGTCCCAGCTGTCCGGCCGTGGCCTGGCCGGTGTCGGTGCGGAGATCGGCGGGCTGGCGCGCGAACTGGGGAGCATGGCCCGCTCGGATCGGATGCTCGGTCAGATAGAGATCATTTTCATCGAGCTGCGCCCGGTGGTGCGGGACCTCGGCCGGGGCGTGCTCTACCTGACCCAGGCGGTCATGAACCTGATCCAGGCCGCTCTTCCGGCGACCGGTCAGTTCGCCGCGCTGTTCCTGAAGATCGCGCAGGGGCTGGCCAACTGGACGCAAGAGGTCCTGAACAACGGCAAGGCCTCGATGTTCTTCGTTTACGCGCTCAACCTGCTGCGCCGTGTCACCGGCGTCGTAGTCGATGTCGTCATCGGCCTGTTCAACATCTTCCGCATCGCCGCCGGTTACTCCGATGATTTCGGTCTCTCCATCGAGAACCTGGCCTGGAAATTCCGTCTGTGGACGCGTAGTGCCGAAGGGCAGCAACGGATCGCCCAGTACTTCC